CGCCGCCGGCTACCAAGCCGGTGGACGTAGTGCAACTCAAGGCCGCCGCCCGTATCGACGCGCCGGACGAGGATATCTACCTCGACACGCTCATTGCGACGGCGGTGGGGTATCTGGACGGGCCGAACGGCATTCTGGGTCGCTGCATAGTCACGCAGGTGTGGGCGCAGTCGTTTTCGGGCTTCCCGACCGACGACACGATCCGCCTGCCGCTGCCCGACGTGACGGCGGCGACGGTGACCTATCGGGACGCGGCCAATGCCGCGCAGACCCTGTCCTCGTCAGCCTGGCAGCTTGCGGCGGATGCCCGGGGGGCGTTCCTGCGGCTGGTGCCGCCGGCCGTCTGGCCTGTGACCTTTGACCGCCCTGATGCCGTCACGGTCCAGATGACGGCGGGGTATGGCGCGGCCCCGTCGGTGCCTGCGCCGCTGCGAACTGCGATCTGCATCATGGCGGCGACGATGGACCAGAACCGGGAAGGGCAGGCGCTGATTTCGCCGGCGGTCGAGGCGCTGATTGCGTCCTACCGGGTCAGGCTGTTCTGATGGAGGCCGCGCCCCTTGACAAGCGGGTGCAGTTTCGCAGGGCAACGCTTGTCGACGATGGCGTGGCCATGGCGGAAGTCTGGGCCGATCACGGCCATCCGGTATGGGCGTCCAAGACGCCGATCAGCGACGGCGAGCGGTGGAATGCTGGCGCGGTCGGCGCGACGGTGACGGCACGGTTCCGGGTGCGGCATTCGGCGTTCACGGCGGCGATCACGCCCAAGGACCGGATCGTCTGTGACGGGCAGACCTTCGACATCTACGGCATCAAGGAAATCGGGCGGCGGGACGGTTTCGAGATCACGGCGGCGGCGAGGGCGGACTGATGGCGGGGCAGGCGTTCAGGATCAGGGTCGATGGCCTCAAAGAGTTCGAGGCCGCGCTCGACGATCTGGGCAAGCGGATCGGCAATGCGGTCCTTGAAAGGTCGCTCAGAAAAGCGACTACGCCCATGCTTGCGCTGGCAAAGGCGCTGGCCCCGAATGACGAAGGTGATCTGGACCAAAGCCTGAAGATTGCCAAGCAGACCGTTTCCGATCCCGGCAAGGCGGCTTATGCGGCAACGATGCGGGCCACCGGCGATCAGGGGGCTGCCCGCTCTGCGCTGCGCGATGCCTACCGGACGCAAGGCGGGCGGGTTGTCGATCTGGTGCTCGGCCCCGACCTTCTTGACGGCGGTCGGCACGCGCACCTTGTCGAGTTCGGAACCGGGCCGCGGTATCACGAAAGCGGGCGATATGTCGGCGAAATGCCGGCTCAGCCATTCCTGCGCCCGGCCTTTGACGCCGAAGCCGGCCCGTCGCTCGGCCGGCTCAAGCCGATCCTGGCAGCGGAAATCGACAAGGCCGTGTCCCGTCGTGCCGCAAGGGCGGCGAGGGCGGCAAGATGAACGCAATGAAGGCAGCGCTTCGGTCGCTGCTGATGCAGACAACCGGCGTCTGGGCGCTGGCCGGGTCGCGGATCAACTGGGTCGCGCATCCGCAGGGCGAGCCCTTGCCCGGAGTCGTGCTCACGCTGGTGAGCGATGTGGAAACGCTGACCCTTGACGGGCCGGCCGGCCTTTCCGCGCGCCGGGTGCAGGTCGACTGCTATGCCGACACGGCCAAGATCGCGGGCGATCTGGCGGACGCGATCCGCACGAGATTGTCAGGATACCGGGGCGGATCGTTCCGCCTGATCGAATTTGTCACTGCCAGCGACACGCGCGAGGGCAGCAGCAACGAGGCAACCCGGCCCTTCCGGGTGAGAATGGACTTCATCGCACACTGGAGAGCATCATGAGCGATATCGGCTACGATTCTGAGTTCGCCATCGAAGGCACGCCGCCCGGGACATATGTGAAGCTGGCGTTGGTCGCAGCGATCACGCCGCCCGGCATGACCCGCGATGCGGTCGAAAACACGCACCTTGAAAGCCCGGACGAGTGGAAGCAATACATTCCCGGGCTCAAGGATGGCGGCGAAGCGTCGATCACGCTGAACTATGTCCCGTCTGCCAGCGACGCGCTTTTCACCGCGTTCAACGCCGGCGCGGGCAAGTATCAGATCACGTTCCCGAACGGGGTCAGGATGCGGTTCGACGGGTTCTTTACCGCCTACACTCCGCCGGAACTGTCGCCGGGCGGGCTGATGCAGCTGACCGCGACGATCAAGGCGACGGGCGCCCCGACCCTGCTGGCGGCTGCCTGATGGCCAACACGTTCCTGGGCGAGGCGTCGGCGCGGGTCGACGGCAAGGTCTATACGCTGCGCATGGACTTCAACGCGCTTTGCGCTTTCGAGGAGGCCACCGGCGAGAATGCGCTGGAGGCTATCGAAAGCATGGAAAGCGGCAAGTTCAAGGTCACGCAGTTGCGGACCCTGATCCTGTGCATGCTTCTGCGCCATCACCCGGATGCAAGGCCGGAACAGGCCGGTGACATCATATCGCAGGACCCCGACGTGCTGCAGCGCGTCCTTGCCGCCGCACGCCCCGAGACGAAGGACGATGACCCGGGAAACGCCCGCCGGCCGGCGACAAGCCGGCCCGGCTGAGCTTTTACGACCTGCTTGAAGCCTATATTGCCGCCGGGTTCGACCCGGGTGCTTTCTGGGCGCTTTCACCGCGCCTGTTTCAGGCGCAGATGGCGGGCGCGGCGGCGCGCGCCGAGGCAGCCCACACGAGCGCCATCGTCCAGGCCTACATGACGGCGGCGCTGACCCGGGCGAAACGGATGCCACGGCTTGAAACCCTGACGCGGCGCAGGCCGCGCAAGACCAGAACACAATCCCGCGAAGAGTTGCAGGCCATGTGCGATGCGCTGGCCGGCGCCTGGGGCGCGCACAAGGAGTAAACGGTGGCCACATCCGTGATCGGCGCCCTGCGCGTGTCGCTCGGGCTTGACGCCACACAGTTCAGCCGGGGCCTTCGGCAGGCCGAGTCCTCGATGCAGCGGCTTGGGCGGCAGATGCAGATCGTCGGCGCGGCTGTCTCTGCCGTCGGCACGGGCGTTGCGCTTGCCATCCGCGGGCAACTGAACGCGATCGACGAGCTGGGCAAGACCGCGCAGATGATCGGCGTGCCGGTCGAAGCGCTGAGCCAGCTTGAGCACGCGGCGAACCTTTCCGGCGTCAGCATGGACGGGCTCAGGACCAGCCTGACCCGGCTTGGCGTCAACATGACACAGAACGAGCGCGGCTTTGCCAGCCTCGGGATTGCCGTGCGCGACGCAGACGGGCAGATGCGTCCGGTCATCGACGTGATGATGGAGATTTCCGACCGGCTGGCGGCCATGCCCGACGGCGCCGAGAAGACCGCACTTGCCGTGCAGCTGATGGGCCGGTCGGCCGGCGAGATGATCCCGTTGATGAATGACGGGTCAGAGGCCATCCGCCAGATGATGCAGGAGGCGGATCAGCTTGGCCTGACTGTGTCGGCGTCGAGCGCAGCGGCGGCCGAGCAGTTCAATGACAACATGGACCGCATCAGGGCGGCCGCCACGGGCATCTTTCGGCAGATCGCCGAGAACCTGTCGCCCTATCTGGCAGACCTGTCCGAACGGCTTGTCGAGCTGTCGGGGTGGTTTCGCGACCTGTCGCCGGAGGTGCAGGAGTTTATTTCCGTGATGGCCGGCCTGACTTTCGCGCTTGGGCCGGTGCTGATCGTGATCGGCGGGCTTGTCGCGCTTCTGGGTGCGCCGGTGATTGGCCTAATCGCCGTTGTCGTCGCGGTTACCGCTGCAATCGTTGCGTTCTGGGAAGAACTTGTCTGGCTCAAGGATGTCATCGCCGGCCTGATCAGCGATGGCATCGAATATCTGAAGGAAGGCTTCAGCAGTCTTTCGGACGTCATGCGCGATCGCGCGCAACAGGCCGTCGAATGGGTGCGGGAAAAGTTCGAGGAGCTGGTCACCTATTTTACCGAACTGCCGGCGCGGTTCGTCGAGTTCGGGCGCAACATCATCCAGGGCTTGTGGCAGGGGCTGCAGGAAGCCTGGGAAAGCTTCCAGCCGGTCGAATGGCTGAAGAGCAAGGCGCAGGAACTGCTTAATGTCTTGCCCGAATGGGCCCGGATGCAGTCCCCGTCTCGCGTCATGCGCGAGCAGGGCGAAAACCTGATTGCCGGTCTGGACATCGGCATCCGGTCGACGATGCAGCGGCCGATCGATGCAATGCGGGAATTGGCAACAGCTTTGACCGCGGTCATTTCGCCGGAAAATCTGAAGGCCGGTGCAGACGCTTTTTCCGACCTTTTCATGTCGATCATAGACGGATCGAAAAGCGCTGGCGAAGCGCTGAGCGATCTGCTGAAGCGAATGGCCGAGGTGCAGATCCAGAAAGGCTTCCTTGGTCTTGCCAGCAGCGGCGGCGCACTTTCCGGGTTTTTCGGATTGCTCGGCTCGGCGTTGCAGCTTCCATCGTTCGATGGCGGCGGGCGCACGGGTTCCGGTCCGCGCTCGGGCGGCCTGGACGGACTCGGTGGAATGTTGGCCATGCTGCATCCAAATGAGACGATCATTCCCGACAGCCAGATGGACCGCATGGGCGGACAAGTCCAGGTCGTGGTGCGGTTCGACAACGGCTCATTCGTTGCAGATGTCGAGCGGATATCGGGCGGCGTGACCGCGCAGGTCGTGAGCGCTTATGACCGCCAGTTGCCTGGCCGCGTGCGCAACATCGCGGGCGACCGGAGGAGGGTCTGATGGCGCTGTCATTCCCTCTCAGTCTGGCCAGCTTCCTTGACCTGTTCACACGGATCGAGGCGACGATGGACATCGGCGAAGCCGTCTTGTCTGCCAAGACCGGCGGCGGTGAAATCATCACGTCCAACTTCGGCGAACGGCTTTGGGCGGGCAGGTTTACCGGACAGGGGCACGCCTTCATATCGCTGGACGACATGACGGCCCGGATCGGGCTTTTGCGAAAGGGTGGCGCGTCATTTCTGATCCGAAACCCGTATCGCAGAGGCCCTGCGGCAGACCCCGAGGGGACGATCCTGGGCGCGGCCACGCCGCAGATCACGACGTTCAACGCGAACAACCGGGACATCACGATCAGCGGCCTTCCCGCCGGATACGTGCTGCGGCGCGGTGACCTGATCGGCTGGACATACCTGACCGGCCCGACCCGCTATGCCCTTCACAGGGTCGTGACAGGCGTGACGGCCAACGGGTCAGGCGTGGCGACGACGGAAATCGATCCGCCCGTCCGGTCAGGCCACGCCACTCCGCAGTCGATCACGCTGGTCAATCCGGTGTGCAAGGCCGTGATCGTGCCCGGCAGTTATCAGCCGCCGGCCGTGCAGCGGGACGGCATCGCGACGTTTTCCTTTGCGTGGTGGCAGACGCTGAAATGAGCTGGTCAGTCTCTGCGCAAAACCATCTGCTCGGCCGGGTGGGCGTGCAGCCGCGATGGCTGTTGTGGGTTGAGGCCAAGGTGCCGGGAACGCTGGCCGCAGCGCCAGTCGGGCTTTGGAACGGCGGCGACGATCTGACCTTCACCATCGACGGATCGCCGCGCGTCTATAACGGGGCGCTGTCGACCTTTGATGTCGAGCCGATCACCTATGGCACCGGGCTGGATGTGCGCAGCCTGCGGGTCACGCTGGCGGCCAATGCGCCGGAGACGGAAGACCTTGTGCGGGGGTATCTGATCCGGCTCGCGCAGGTCGAGCTGCATCTGGCGCTGTTCGACCCGATGACAGATGCGCTGATCGAAGCCGACCCGATGTGGCGCGGCTTCATCAACCGAGCGCCCTTGTCAACGTCGGCGCAGGGTGGCGCGGAAACCGTGTCATTCGAGATCGTGTCGCAGATGCGGCTTCTGGCCTTGCCCGGCCCGCAGCTGAAAAAGACAGACGCTGCGCAGAGCAGGCGAGGCGGCGACAGGTTCCGGAGACACGGCTCCGTCGCCGGCGAAATCCCCGTCAGCTGGATGAAAAAGGAATGACGCTGCCTGCCGTTACCTATGCCGACAACCCGCCGGGGCGAAAGCTGGCGGGCTGGCAAGACCGGCTGGTGGCCTTTCTGCGCGACAATCATCAGCGACCGTTTCAGCCCGGCGTCTGGGACTGCGCGATCTGGGCGGCAGGGGCGGTGCAGGCGATGACCGGCGAGGATCATCTGCGCGGGTTTCGCGGATATCGAACCATCGCCGAGGGCAAGAAGCGGCTGCAGGCCAAGGGCTTTGACGACCACGTGGCCTATGTCGCGGCCTGGATGCCCGAGATCAATCCTGCCTTTGCCCAGCCGGGCGACGTGGCGGTGATCGAGGACCAGAGCCTTGGCATCGTTCAAGGCGAGCGCGTCTACCTGTTCGGGGTCAACGGCTTCGGCACCTTGCCTTTCACGGTCATCAGCAGGGCATTCCGGACATGAGACGGCTTGATCTGCTTCTGATGTCGCTGGTCTTTGTGCTGGCGGCAGGGCCGGCGGCTGCCGATCCGGTGTCTACCGCCATCATCGGGTTCCTCGGCATCTCCTCCACCGGATGGGGCGCAGCGCTGATCAGGATCGGCGTCGGGCTCGCCACGTCGGCGCTGTCCAATGCTATCGGCGGCCCCAAGCGGGGCAGCGCCGGCCCACGCGGGTTCAAGCTGCAATCGAAGACGGCAGGCGATCAGACGCCGCAGTCTTTCATCCTTGGCCGCTATGTCACCGCCGGAAACCTCGCCGCGCCGGAAATGAGCCACGGCGTTGACGGCGACACCCGCTACCTCACGCAGGTGATCGACCTGTCGGATATCCGGGTCGAGGGGCTGGACAGCCTGATTATTGACGGGGTCGCCTGTGATCTGGCGACTGGCAACCCTGCCACGTTGCAGATGACCGCTGGCGACGGACCCACACCGGCCATTCACCCCGACTATGGCCCGACGATCAACAAGGGCGACTTCATCGGCGTGGCGTGGTGCAAGTTCTACGACGGCACGCAGACGGTTGCCGATCCGATGCTGCTGGCCAAGTATGGAAGCAGGGCATCGCGTCCGTGGAAGTCCGACATGGTCGGAACCGGGCTGTCCTATGCGATCATGACCTTTTTCCAGCGGAACAGCCCGATTGTCTGGCAGGGGCGCCCGACCGTGCGGTTCGTGCTGCGCGGAATCAGGCTTTACGATCCGCGCAAGGACAGCACGGCGGGCGGGTCGGGGTCGCACCGCTACACGAACAGCGCCACGCACGAGTGGACCGACAACCCGATTGTCATGGCTTACAACGTTCTGCGGGGCATCAGCATTCCCCCCGGCCAGACGGACGAGGTTTTCGGGGGCGGGTTTACCGCATCACAGTTGCCCTATGCGACCTGGGCGGCGGCGATGAATGCCTGCGACGTGGTCGTGGGTTCGGGCGACAATGCCCGCAAGCGCTACACCGGCGGGCTTGAGGTTGACATCGGCGACGAGGACGCGGGCGGCATGACGCCTGCCGACGTGGTGGAGGAGCTTTTAAGGGCCTGCGCCGGGCAGATCACGGACGTGGGCGGGACGCTCTACGTTCGTGTCGGTGCGCCGGGGCTGCCGGTCAAATTCATCACCGACGACGATGTCCTGATCACGTCATCGCAGGACATGGACCCGTTCGATGGCGCGCAGGACAGCTACAACGTCGTCCATGCGACCTATATGTCGCCGGGCCACCTCTGGACGCCGAAGGAAGCGACGCCGCGAAAAGACGCAGACGCCATCGCCGCAGACGGGCAGGAGTTACCGGCTAACCTGTCGCTCGCGGCGGTCACGTCATCGGGGCAGGCGCAGCAGTTGATGGCGGCACTGCTCAAGGACGAGCAGCGCCGGCGGCGGCATACGATCACGCTGCCGCCCGAGGGCATCCTGCTTCGCCCGCTGGAGGTGATCGACTGGACAAGCGCGCGGAACGGCTACACGGGCAAGAATTTCGAGATCGGGCAGGTTTCGATTGACCCGATGAGCCTGTCGGCCACGCTGGCCCTGCGCGAGGTCAGCCCGGCAGACTTTGACTGGGATGTCGGGCAGGAACTGGCCGAGGACGCGCCGGATGTCGACACCCTGCCGCCGGATCGGTTTCGCGGCATGGCCGCGCCCGGTCTTGAGGTGCGCCAGGAATTGAGGCTGGCCAATGAGCAGCCCGTCGGCGTCATGATTGTGACGTGCAGGTCAAGCGACATCTATCTTGACCGGTTCGAGGTGTCCTATCGCAAGACCGGGACCACGACATGGCGCGCGGTGGCGTCCAGCGATCTGGATACTTTCGAGGTTGTCGGGCTTTCAGATGGGCAATTCGACGTTCGCGCGAGGGCGGTCAGCACCTATGGCGCGCGCAGCGCATATACCCAGATGCTGGCCGTTCCGCTGACCTTCTTTTCCGATCCGCCTGCGAACGTGACCGGATTTTCAGCCGATGTTGTCGGCGGTGTGGCGGTCTTGAAGTGGAACCCGGTGCCTGACGCCGATCTGTCGCACTATCGCATCCGCTACTCCAAGCGGACAGCCGGGGCGACGTATCAGAACGCCGTCAACCTTGTCGACAAGGTGCCGCGGCCCGGCGTGTCAGTCACGGTGCCCGCCCAGACGGGCACGTATTTCATCAAGGCCGTCGACAAGGGCAATCGCGTCAGCGCCGCCTCGGCATCGCTGGTGATCAATACCAATCTTGCCGCTGTCGAGTCGATGAACGTGGTCGAGACGATCACTGCGCATCCGGCATTTGTCGGAACCAAGACGAATGTGGTGGCGACCACCGCGGAGGGGATTGCGTCATATCTCGTGCTGGACACGACGGGGCTTTTCGACGGCGGCGCCGGGCTCTTTGACGATGCGCTGGGGCTCTTTGACGGCGGCGGCGGCGATGTCGTCAGCAGCGGCACCTATGAAATCGGGACGGTGATTGACCTCGGGGCAGTCTATACCAGCCTGATCGAGTCCGAAATCGACGTTCTCGCGCTTGACTATGTGGCATCGTTCGACTCGGCGGACGGGCTCTTTGATGATCGTGCGGGGCTGTTCGACGGCGAGGCTGAGGCGCAGGACACCACATCGGCGCAGATGCAATTCGCCGCGACATCGGGAGACCCCGGAGCGTCCCCGACGTGGTCTGACTGGTCCGACTTTACGGTCACGAATGTGACGGCGCGGGCGCTGAAATTCCGCTGCCGGCTGGAAAGCCGGTCGCCGACCGCATCGCCCGCCGTGACCGAAATCAAGGTGTCGGTCGACATGCCGGATCGGTCGGAGCGGCAGTCGGACATCACCTATACCGGGTCGCAGGTGATCACGTATCCGCAAGCCTTCAAGGCCATCCCGGCGATTGGCATCGCTGCGGTGCTGGCGGCCGGCGACCGGTATGAGATCAGCGCCAGATCGCGCAGCGGCTTCACGATCACGACAAAGAACAGCGCGGGCAACACCAGCACGAGCCCGACGACCATCGACTATGTGGCCACCGGATATGGAAGGCAGTCATGAGCCAACACCCTTACACCATTTTCAACCAGTCCTTTCCGGGCACTCGGGCTGATTTGATTGCCGCCCTGCAGGCTTTGGCAAGCAACTCCTCCGGGCCGACGGCTCCGACGACGACCTATGCAAACCAGACGTGGTATGACACGGCCAATGATCGGATGATGATTCGGAACGAGGCGAACTCAAGCTGGATTACGCAATACACGATTGCCGCGACTTATCTGGACATCCCCGATATCCGCCGAAATGGGTCGCAGGTGTTTTCCCGCGACAACATCGTAGGGACTGTGACGCAATCCGGCGGCGTTCCCACGGGGGCGATTGTCCAGAGGGGCAGTAACGGCAACGGGGAGTTCATCCGCTATGCCGATGGCACGCAAATCTGCTGGGATAGTGGCACCACGACCAACGCCATCTCGACGGCAGACGGAACCCTTTACTCTCTTGCGTCCAGCATCAACCGGACTTTCGCGACGGCGTTTCTGACCGGGACCATCCCCGCCGTCATTCCTGGCGCCGGTCGAACCGGCGGCGGTTCCGCCGTTTACGCGACGAATGACGCCACGCCCACGGATACCGGAGTCAACCTGATGCTGACCTCGCCCTCCAATCTCACAACATCCGTGACCAAGCGCTGGAATTATACGGCATTTGGGCGGTGGTTCTGATCTTATCATGGCCCACCAGGACCCGCATACGTTCAAGGAGATATTCACCCCGCTGGGGACGGCGCTGGCCGTCTTTGGCGGGCTGGGCGGCCTCGTGCGCGCGCTCGTGGTGAAATCGTCCTGGCGCGAAGGCGTCCGCGTTGTGCTCGTGGGCGCGGGGACGGCGTTCGGGCTGGGCGTCATGTCGCCTGTGGCCCTGCGCGCGGCCATTCACGAGATACCGACCGAGCCAAGCGGGGCGCTCGGCGCGCTCTGTGCCGCAGCCTTTCTGGTCGGCGTCACTGCCGTCGCGCTTGTCGAGCGGTTCATCCGCGCGAGCGAGACATCCAAACCCAAGGAGTGACTGTGAAGCGTTGCACAGACGAGCAGCGCCGCGAGTTCTGGACCACGATCCGGCTAGGGGTCGTGCTGGCGCTGGCGGTCTGGATGGTCGTCACAGCCGTCGTCAGACTGTCGGTCTGACCGCTGCGCGACACGTCTGCAGCATCCGGTCCCGCTCGCTCCGGAGACACAACCGAAAGGTGAAAGATGAAGAAGGAAATCCGCCAGGGCAGCGCGCGATATCTGGTTGACGAGATCGTGGTGCACTGCTCGGCCACGCGTCCGACGTGGATGAAGGGCTTTTCGCTTGCGGCCAAGGTCGCCGAAATTCGCCGCTGGCACATCCAGGACCGCAAATGGCGCGACATCGGTTATCATTGGATCATCGACCGTGACGGTGCCGTGGCGCCCGGCCGGCGCGAGACCGAGATCGGCGCGGGTGTCGAAGGGCATAATCGCGGCGTGATCCATGTCTGCCTGATCGGCGGGCACGGATCGGCGGCCACTGACCGGTTCGCGCAGCATTTCACGAGAGCGCAAGACGCGGAGCTGCGCCGGCTGATCGCGCAGATCAGCGCGCGCACGCCGATCAGGCGGGTCTCGGGTCACAACGAATGGGCGGCCAGGGCCTGCCCCGGATTTAACGTGCCGGCATGGCTGGCCAGCTGACAGAAGGGAAATACCATGACGCTTGCCAACCAGCCCAGCAGGGCTCCGACACACAAGACGCTGGCGATGTTCGGCGGCTTTGTCCTGACCACGCCGCAGGTTCTGCCCGTGGTGCATGAGGTCTGGCCACAGGTCGCCCCAGCGTTCCTTGCCGGCCCCGCCGCAACCAATGCGCTCGCCGCAGTCATCGCGGCACTGATCAGCATGGCCGTCGCATGGTTCGTGCCCGACCGCGCCAACATCCCCCGGTAACGCATGGCTTCGCTCTCAAGGCAGGACCGCTGACACATGGCGAACCAGACCGTCACCACCGCCCTCAACTATGACGCGGCCTCGATTGCGGGCCTGCTGAACGGCGAGACGCTTACGATCAACTCGGGCGGCAAGGTCACGATCAACAGCGATGTGCGATGGGGTCAGCAGGCCGCAGTCCCCGGCATCGTGAACGTCACCGAGGGTGAGCTTGAGGTTGACGGGACAAAGGTCTGGTGGGTCCCGTTTTCGGCGTCCGCCGGCAACGTCCCTGCGCTCGGGGCCGTGGGCACGCCGGATGTGACGCGGTCGGGGACCAATGCGGGCGAGTTCCTGGGCATTTTCACGGCGCTTGGCGTAGCCCCCTCTGCGGCGGGCGGTGCCATGCCCGCGACGGGCTTCGTCAAGCTGCGCGAACGGCTTGTCACGCTCGCCAATGCCGATGTCCTGACCTTTGCGGGCGGCGCGACCGTCACGCTCTCCGGGGCAGGGCAGCGCGGCTGGCTGCATCTGGTCGGCGCAGAGGGGACAAGCTCCACCACGGGCATCTGCAACATCCCGCGGCTGGGCAAGCTGACGATCACGGGGGACTGGTTCGAGCTTGGCACGGCGTCCGGATCGAGCGGGCAG